GAGAATGTAGGGAAGAGTGTTAAGGATAGGCAGGAGTACATTGCACAGGTACAGCAGAACAATAAAGAAAAGAGATTAGAGTTACTTAAATATACAAGTGCGGAGGGTTGGGTCACAATCATTAGGAAATGTAAGGAAGACCCAATTTTTTTCTTTAATATGTTTTTATGGACATACAATCCTAGGCTAGATAAACCCCATGTACCATTTATCACTTATCCATATCAAGACGATTTCATTAAACAGATAGTAGAAGCAGTAGAGACTGGGATAGATGTTTGGATTGAGAAGAGTAGAGACATGGGATTGAGTTGGATGATGTTAGGGATATTCCTATGGTGATTCTTATTCAAGGAGTGGTCAGTGTTATTAGGTTCCTATAAAGAAGATTATGTGGATGCACAAGGGAATATGGATAGCGCCTTTGAGAGATTGAGGTACATGATAAAGAGATTGCCTAAACAACTGAAGCCTAAGGACATGCTTAGTAAGTATATGAACATATCAGCACCATGATGTTGAGAGATTAGTTGAGATGTATGAGTTAATTTCTGAACATGATGACGTAGAAAGGTAGTATTTATGGATGAGTTTGCCCTACGACCTAGAGATGAGACAGCATTACAGAAGACAAAGGATGTTACAGAGTGTAGAATCTTCTGATGAACACCGAACTGAACCAGTAATGTTTACGGTAAAGTGATGACTAACCATAAAGCCTACAGACATTTATTAAACAAGAAGATAAGATTACCATGGAGACTACATCCTCTAAAGACTAATGTATGGTATGAGTTCCAGAAGATGACCAGAACAGCAACCGACTTAGCACAGGAAGTAGATATCAGTTATGAGACATCAGTAGTAAATGCAGTTTATCCTTTATTTTTACAGATGGCAACGAAAGGTACATATGTATATGATGTTAACAGACATACCTACTGAAGCTGGGACTTTGGTAGAGACTCTATCGCTTTTTGCCTGCGGCAAAAGGATTTCCAGACCTGAAACGTTTTCTTAATCAAGAGCTTCAAGAGGGTTAACTGGAATATTAAAGACTTTGCTTGACTTGTATTAGGTAAACCTTATGCATGAAATAGTTGGGTATATGATGAGAGAGACTTCAAGATTATGAAGTTCATGCAGTTAGTCAGGTTCCATGACCACTTTTGAGACCCATATAACTCAGATAGTAGAACAGTTGTTAGTGATGATAGTATCAGGAAAGCTTTGAGTGAGATGGGAATCAATATTACTACGAACAGAAAGAGCACCCTAAGAGAAAGAATAACCAAAACACAACTATGAATGAACAGACTATTCTATGATAAAGATAACTATGAATGGGAACAAAGTATTATACAGTCACATTATCCACAGAAATCAGAGAACAGAGAACTAACTACAGAGCAGAGACAGCCAGTACATGATGAAAATTCACACTTTAGAACCTGTACAGAATACTTTTTTGACAATGAACCTCTTGTCAGTTGAGATGATTGAGGTTTAATAATAAATAACAGACTTTATTCTTAATTAAAATAACATGACCGATAAAAAAAAGACCGATGTGCCTACGATAGAAGCACACATCCCACAAAAAACCCTCACCATTAAGATAGATGGTGGACTAGGTAGGGTAATAGCCATGAGTTGAGCAATCACTGAGGTGGCTAAGAAGAGACCAGTAAAGGTTGTAACATCGCGACCTCTAGTATTCTGGTGAAATCCTTACATCCAATCTGTACATGGATTAGATGATAGAGACCTATACAGAATAGCTATTAGGGGTAATGATTATTTTGAACTTGAACCATACACAGACCCTAGATTCTTCAATGATTCTGTTAACCGATTGGAAATTGCTAGAGAGAAACTGGGATTAGACGAAATCGCTGAGCCTAAAATGTTTTTAGCCCACCACGAGATGTGTAACAACAACCTACAAGGAAAGCCTGTACTATTCCAACCATTCTGAAGTACTATGGAGTTTACAGGATGAGACAAATCTTATAGAAGTTTTAGGGTAGAAGATGCACAATACATAGCAGATAGACTAATACAAGCTGGATATACTGTATATGAAGTCTTTAACAAAGACAAGCAACCACAACTTAATGGATGTGTAGTATGTAGTTCACCAAATCTTAGGCGAATTGTTAGTCTTGCTGCTAAATATCCAGTAATATGATGTGATAGTTGTATGCATCATGCCGCAAAAGCATTCTGAAAACAATCAGTAGTTATGTGGGCTGCTACAAATGTAGAGAGATACTGATATGATAGTCACATAAACCTATGGGAGAAAGGTATGGTAGAGCATACACCAATGAGATTATGAATCAATGACTTCAATTTTGATACTATTAATCAACATAGTAATGAGTTCACTAGAGAATGGCTAGACCACTTTGTAGAAGAATCATTAAAATTCTTGCAATCACGATATAAATAATTATAATACAAATTGCCATTTCTAATTTAATTAGAAAGTAAAACAAAAAAGAGGTAACCATTGGTTCCTCTTTTTGATTAATCATTAATTAGCTAGCTGGTGCAACCTTAGCCCAACAGCAACAACATGAGTCGTATGCATAAACGAAACCATCAGCTTCTACTAATGCAAGGTCTCATGCGCAAGCTGTTGCAGGTAAGTCACATGTACAAGCAGCGTTAGGAAGCCAATTCATGTCTCCTAAGTTTGCAAGCGTAGCTACTAATGCGTTCAATTTAACCAAATTGTCATGGTCAAATTGTTCTCTAACTGGTGCTGGCATGACGCGTAAACATTATAATGTAAATACGTCGGTCTAAAATTTACATATATATTTATATACGAAATTCAAGAAATTTTTTAGAAAGTTAAAAATCTCTTGATTTTATTTAAAAACTATTTATATCACTAATATATTGTAATATATTTTAAATTCATTTTCTACATATGAAAGACTTTGCAAGAAGTGATTATGAGAAAGTAAAGGCACAAGTGCTTAGGGAATTCTCAGCATCTGAGGCTGCAACTACTCAGAAAAGAAATCAGTTCAGAGAAAGGTCTTGGCTATATCAGACAGTAGCGGAAGATGAAAAGGTAAAAGTAAATCTCATTAGAAGTTTAACTAACTCTTTGTTAGCACTTTATTATCAAGACAAACTTCAGGTTAAGTGGTCAAGTAGAGACTTGTACCATTTTATTGAAGCAAGAAATTTCCAATCAGTATGTGAGTATGACTATGACAATCTTGATATGGAGGTTGAAGACTACATTAATCAGAAAAACAAGTTCCTAAAAGGAGTTTGAATCAGAGTGTTAACATGATGGGATGATGAGAAAAAGAATCCTACTTATCAAGTAGTAGACCCGCTATCTTGGTATCCAGACCCTAGAGGACACACACATATAAAGAACTTTGATTATATGTGATTTGAAACTAAGATGCCCGTTGATGCAGTAAAGAATATGCAGAAGCAGGGTATCTGGAGAAAGGTTGATGTACAACCATGATTAACTCCACAACAAGAACAACAATTACAAGATAAAGGAAATCCTAGATATATAAATGAAAAGACGGCAGTAGAAAAGGATACAACAATCTATACACATTATACTATGTATGAGTGAAAACCTATACAGGTTGTAATGTACAAGAGAGATGCAATCCTAGACATGAAATATGTTAAGCCAATCCTGAAGTGAGATAAACTCATAGATTGTAATATCAAATTCCCAGTAGCATTAAACTACCGAGAGCCTATAGAGTGAGATTGTTGGTGAGTAAATCTATATGATATTGTAGAAGACAAACAGAAGCTACAGACATTAATGATGAACTTAATCAGAATCCAAGCTATTAAGCAAGCTTTGGGATGAAGAGTATTCCTAGATAGAAGTATCTATACTAAATCTAAGAAGATACTTAGCCAATGAGTTCTTTGACCACAGTATATCCCAGTAGATTGAAACGGTCAGAACATAGGTAATATGTTATTCATTGAGCCTGAAAAATGATTAAGTCCAGATGTATATAACTTCCAGAATCAATTAAGTAATCAAGCAGAATCAGATACATGAATCTCTAAACTTACACAATGAGTTGGAGACCCTAACATGACTACAGCATCTGAAGCAACTATTGCACAGGATAATGCTAACATCAATAAGGTATTAGGAAATAAGATTAATGCTTGGTGAGAAAAGACATTCTGGCAACTATGGTACATGTTCTATAAACACTTCTTCAGTGTTAAGGATGAGAAGTATGTAGAACTAACTAGAGGAATTAGTCCAGCATGAGACATCTTCACTAGAAAGAATATCATCTGAGGTAATGACCCTAGAATCCAGATAATCAATAAGTGAGACTTAGATAGCCAAAACAGAGCAGACCTAGACAAATTTGTCCAGCTATATGCAATGATTATGGCAGACCAAACAGCAAGTCCAGCAGAAAAGAGATTCATGAAGAGAAAGTATTGTGCTTTATTATGAATGAGTCAAAGTGAGATTGAACAAGCATGTGCATACACACCAGCTGAACTTGATGCTAAAGAGCAAGTAATCCTACTTAATAATAATATCCCAGTACAGATTGGTAGCATGGATGAAGACCATTACACTTATCTTACTATCTATCAGAGTGCATTAAATACACCAGCCACTAGAGCTGCTATAGAGATGAGAAAGATGGCATACATCCAGAGCTGACAACAAGCTAGAGATATGGCTATCATGTGAGGATTACCATGACAAGCTGGTAACCAATGAATCATGAACTGAGTAACAAATAACATGATTCAAAAGGATAACCAACTAAAGACTCAGCCCTTTTAATTATTAAATAGACCGATATGGAAAATGTTAATGAACTATTAAGCCAAGAGGCTTTAAAGGAGTTGCATAATGCCTACACTAAAAATTATGTAGCCCACAACATTATTAAGAACTCACAGGAGTTGTTAATAGAGAAAACAAAAAAACGATTTGAAGAGAACTGATACGAAGACCCAGACAAGAAGCTAGCAACTAACGAAGACTTTTTGAAGAGAGCAGACAATGATGAGAAAGCTGCAGAAATGATTAAGACTCAGTACACTACTAGATGGGCTGAGATTAACGAACTTAGATGAGCTTTAATCAAAGCAGATGTAGAGATTGAGGCAAGCATCAAATGATTAAAATTTGTTTTAGACCTTATTAAATAATAACATGGCTAAAAAGAAAATCGTAGCAGAAGTAGCTGCTGAAGAAGAGGTAATGGAAGAGGTTAAGGAAGAGGTTAAAAATGAAGAGAAACCAGAGGTAGTATTGTCTAAAGAATCTATCTGTGAGTTCTACGGAATTAGAGACGATGAAATCCTTAGTCCTGAAAGAGACCTATCAAAATACGGATTAAAGAAACAAGAAGAAGAGGCTTTACTTGATTGGGCTGCAAAAAACGCTGAAGTAAAGGCTGGAGATGTTGTATTTGATATGTATTTATGTAGCCCAGAAGAAAGAGCTATCCTAGAGAAGTATGGTATTTCTCCTAAAGATGTTGCAGAAAACAACATGGATGAGTTAAGTGATGAGGAGAAAGACATCATGGTAGCTTATTACAACAGATTGGTTGCAAAGCTTTAATTATTAACTAGACCGACATGGAGTGATTACAATCAACAGACACAACAAAAGCAATCGTTGCTGAAAACGATATGAGGAATAGGATTAGACAATCCTGTATCCAATGGTGAATCAGACCTATAGACATCACGCCTGAGTTATTGAGAAATAAGTGAGTGCTGGATGTTCAAAAGGTAATGGATGTAGTGGTGAAGTTCATATGTGAGTTCTATGGTATAAACATGTGGGAACTATCGGGGAACAGTAAAGAGTTCTTAATGGACAAATACTGAATCCCAGAAGATAAGATAAACATGTTATATACTCATGGTAACATAGCATTAGCATATAGTGACTTCGTTAAACATCAGTATGGAGATTGAAAGTTACCAGACGATGTTCAACTAGACCCACTGCCAACTACTACAACTGTTGTTGATTTGCCAGAAGAAAAAGTTAAACAAGAAGAGGATAGGATGATGAGAGCGTGAATAGACAATCTAAAACAGATGCTAGCAGTAGAAGCCGACCCTGATAAAAAAGAACTGTATGAAGCACAATTAAAGGTTTTAGAACTTAAACTAAAGAATGCAAACGCTTGATAAGGAACTATATGAGCTTACAAGGAGTAAGCATTGGAAAGTGTTAAAGGAATACCTAGAAGCAAATAAAGCCATCGTTGAGGAACATCTGTTCAATTCAAAGACTGGATATATTGAGAAGCCTACGAACTGAGCAGTTGTCCTCATAAAGATGAGGGAAGTGTACCAGAAGATACTAGACTTACCTAAGACACTAGAATGATTGGCGGGTGATGAGACTGCATGAGACAAATTGTCAGAAGCCGTTAGAGATATCATTAATGATATGAGTTAGCTTATATACAGATGGTGTGGTGGTCGGTCTCCATGCCATCTCTATAGAGGTTAGCGACGGCTAATCCAGTGGATTGCAACTCCACATAATAAAATTGCACGTCAGAGATGACACATTTATCTATCTATATCAATTCAAATGACCGAACAGACCGATTACAACTCAATCCCTTTAGATGAGTTAGAGAAGATGGTGGCTGGCATACCAACAAGCCAGATGGATACAGAAAACCCAGAACAACCAAAGGAAGAACCAGAGCAGCCAAATGGAGATGTACCTGATGGAGAATCCAAAGAGGCGGGGGAAGTACCTGAGGGAGAACCTGAGCAGAAACCAGAGGAGAAAGGTGAGCCTGCAGGTGAACAGCCTGAGAAAAAGACACCAGAATCTATCAAAAAACTTTTACATCAAAGGAGTGAGCTTAGACAGGACAACGACAGACTTAATGCTGAGTTGGCTGAAGCTAAAGAGCTTATCAGGAAACTTCGTTCATGAGAGTTGGACTCTGAGTTCAAGAACTCAGATGGTGAGGTGGATGAAGAGAAAAAGAATGAAGCTATACAGGATGCCTCATTTAACAGCAGGATTATTGAAAGAGAACTTAGTAACTCTAACAAGACTCTTGATAGCAATAGAGAATCTGAAATGGCTAAATTCCTACTTGAAAATCCAGACCTTGCAGATGTCAAAGATGAACTAATGTCTTATGCAAATGCGCACAAAGACTTAGACATTGAAGATATTAAATATCTTGTGTTAAGCAAGATAGACCCAACAAGGCTACTAGATGAGCAAACTAAAAACAAACTCAGTGGTAATTACTCTATCCCTTGAAAGTCTTATGACTGAAAAGAGGAGGTTAAAGAGGATGACCCTAAAAAAATGTCTTTAGATAAATTACAAAAGAAAGTAGAAGAGTTGGGATTGCTTTAATTCATTTACCAACTTTTAACAAATGGCTTTAACTATTACACAAACTAGCAACGTTAACGCTAGTGGACAATTACTTCAAACATGGTTGGATAGAACTGTGTTAGAAAACTTTGAACCAAACTTAAGGTTCTACGACATGTGAGAAAAACCAGCACGACCTGCAGGTTACAACACATTAGCTTGGACAAGATGTAACAAATTAACAGTTAGCCCTGCTACTGCTACATTAACTGAATGAGTTACACCAGATGACACTGCTATTACTTTCACTACTATCTCTTTGACTGCAAACCAATACGGAATGTATGCAATCATATCAGATATTCTTGAAGATGTATCACCAGTTCCTATGGTATCTAACGCATTGAAAGTTATCGGACAGAACATGGCACGTATCATTGACCAAGTAATTCAAGGAGTTCTTTCAGCTGGAACTAATGTTATCTATGCTGGTGATGCTACAACTCGTGCATCTATTGATGCATCAGACTTGATGACAGCTACTACATTGGCTAAAGCAAACGCTTTCTTGTCAACAAAAGCTGCACCTGTATTCTGAGATGGATACATCGCTATTGCACATCCTAATGTTATATTTGACCTCCAGACTGGAACTGCTACATGAGCATTCATGGATTTGTCTAAATATACTGAAGCTGGTAGAGCACAATTAGTAAAGGGAGAAATCGGAAAAATCTTCAACGTAAGAGTTGTATCTTCTGCTTTCATCCAAACATTTGCTTCTACAGTTACTGTATATCCAACATACGTAATGTGAAAAGGTGCTTACGGAGTTGCTGATTTACAAGGATTAAGAAGCTACATGGTAGGTGATGGTGCTTCTAAATCAGACCCATTGGCACAAAGAAGATATGTTTGAGCTAAAGTTGCATTCAACGCAATCATCTTACAACAAGATGCTTTGGTTAGAATTGAATCTGCTTCAAGCTTAGCATACGCTTACTAGTATAAGAGGGGCACTTAATTGTGTCCCCTTTTAAGATATGTCTGCTGATGTAGATGTATCTTAAAAGCCAAACATTTTACATTCAACATCAAACAATGGCAAAACAAATAGGAAGTTACATATCAGACTGGATGAACGACAATGCTAGGAATGCAACAGACCTTGATGCAAATGTAGCATTAGTATGGTTCAACAGACGCTATCATGAGATAGAATGAAAGATAGCAACATTCATCATGGATAATTATTTTGATGAATATATGGATATGAATCTTGTGGCTTGACAGGCTACATATGATTTACCAACATGAGATAGTCAGTGAAGCACACTGCCAGATTATCCAGAACTCAGAAAGTTATTGGAGTTATCTGTTGACTATAATGGTAACTGAAAGTTTGCAAAAGCAGATGAGTTCCCAGATTGAGACGTAGAGCTTCCATTAGAGTTTTATTCTACACATCAGTCTACATGGAGACCACGCTTTAAGTTTGAATGAAAAAGTAGAATAACATTATATCCTACTCCAAAAGAAGATGTTACATGATGACTACGTATTAGATATGCGAGCAATACTCCTGATGTAACAGCATCTGCGACTGAAGAGGATTTAACAATACCTCGGCAATACATTTGGGTAATCCTATTATGAATGAGCTGGGATAACGCTAGAGCCGTAAATGATGTTAAGAATGTACAGATGTATAAACAAGATTACTATCAAGCTATTAATGATATGTTGGCTGAGTTATCTGATAGATATATACAACCAACAAGGTACCATACACCTAATTTAAGATGATTAATGAACTAACCCATGGCTATCAAACTAAAACAATATCTGGAGAATAGTTGGTATAGGTGAGCATCACAAGATAGGCAAACCTGATATGCTTCTCAGTATCAATATTGACGTGGAGTTAACACAAGGAACATGAAGAATTGAGTTTGTTTAGCTTGATGACAAACTGATGTTACTACTAAATCATGAGCCTTTACATATTTTACCTATAAAGGTGATTTGTATTATGTAGATGCAGATGGTAAGATATACGATGACGAATGAACAGTAGTTTGTAATACATGAGTTACACACACAACTGCACCACATGGAATAGAGTTCTGAGCTAATGTATATATAGTTTGAAATTGATGAGTAGTAAAGGTAGATGGTTCATGGACTGCTACAGACTTAACAAGTACTTTCCCAACATATGAGTGAACATGATATAGATATAACTGAAATTGTGTATTAAATTATGCAAACACTTTCTTGTTAATCTGAGATATGAATGTTGTATGGAAGATGGATATAGTATTGTGAACAGAGACATTTAAAGGTATCAGATATTTTGAATCTTCTTATCTAGTATACTGATTAACACAAGAGGGTAACTATCTAAAGATATATACATCTAATGGAACTAACACAAAGATACACTATGCTAAAGGAACTTTTGATGTTGAGTATACATGATTGGTGCAGACGGTGTCTCTAAAATGATTAGCCCTAAACACTGGAGATGTAGCATCAGACCAGTGATATGACTATGCTATGTTTACAGTAGAAGATGGAGAGTATAAACTTGCTAAGATACAATGATATAGTAAAGTAGACATTAGACAAACTGAGACGTGGTGAGGAGAAAAAGTATTTACTGCAGACAATCCAAACATTAAAGCTGCAGATTGAGTTCTCTTCGCCGCAATGAAAGACTGAATCCGAACATTCACCGAATATAATGGATGGTTATGGTGAGGATGTTGTGAGTTCCCTATTGCTAGTGATGAGCAAGTATGGGATATGTTTAAGTATTGAGAATATCTTTATGCTTGTGTATATAACTCTACTACTGAAAAATATACGGAAAGGTACTATGATATGAGCTTCCATCCTGCAACATACCAGTCTAGTGGATATATAATTGGTAGAGTATTTGATGGGGGATGTGCTGGTCTCTTTAAGAAAAATGACCAAGCAACAATTACATACAACATGCCAGTAGGTACAAGTATGGAACTAAGCTATAGATATGATAGAAGTTCTTTCTGATATGATAAATCAAACTTCTTATCAATAAAAGAATTAACAGATACCAATGAATGTTATGATATAGTAGTACCAACTACACCATGAGAAAAGAAAGAATGATTACTTGCAAAAGAATCATGACTTAATGATTTGATTCTATTAGAAAATTGAAATTGAATCTGATTAGAAGAAATGATGGTATGTCCATTCAATAAAACTTGGAATCTACTTGAATATAGATTTGACCTTGCTACAACTAATACAGCAAAGACACCTATTTTATTTGAGCATAGCCTAACATATTATGACTACATGAGAAAGTACAGATAATATGGAGAATGTTACAGTCACTAGTGATGCTGCTTTTGAAAGAGTTACTAGTGATGAACATTTTGAGGATGAAAGAGACTGAGGTTATCTCAAACAAAATACATCATGATTAGTACAGGAAATCCCAAACATAGCTTTCCTAGACATAGCAGATACTATGCTTGAAAGCCAGAAAACATTATACAACAGAAAGAACTGGAACATAGTAGTAGGTAAGGCATGAAAGAGTATAGAAGCACAACCACAAGACCTAGCAAGATTAGTATCTACTCAATCATCATATACTGCAACTTCAGTAGATTTCACAATACCATTTAATGATATAGAGATACCATCAGGAGAAGATGAGTTAAACATAAAAACATTTGAGTTCTCAAACAACTGAGTAAAGGTGTTGATTCCATGAGTATATAGAATATCATATTGATGGATGATAGACCCATGAGTAGATTGTATATATCTTAATGTATGATTATACCGTAATGGTGCTTATGTAACTAGTGATTTATATGAGAGAGCAGATGGATTCTGAAGTGCATTATCTTGATGAAGAAGTATATCATTAAATTGTGCCAAATGAGATGTACTAACACTACATGTTATTGCACAGTGAGACTATCCTACAGTGCATTTAACATATAATGATAGTCGTTTTACATATTTAGAGGTTCAGTATATACAACAAATTCTTTAAATAATAATTATTTAATAAATGGCAGCAACAGAACAACAATTTATAGATGCTTATAAGTGATTAACTCCAGAGCAACAACAAAGTGTGTATGACAAGGTCAATGACCAAGGTAAGACATGGATTAATAACTATAATGCATCCCTAAATAATCAGTGAAACAACCAGTGAACAAACCTAGGAAGCTGGAAGTATTGAGATGAGAGCCCAGAAAGACAAGCACAAATAGTAAATAATCTTAATGAGGCTTATCAACAAGACCCTAGCAGATTCTCAGATTGGAGTACCTTTGCACAGAACTTCAACTATGATTATTCATGAAGAAGTGATAAAGAAAGGGAGACTATGAGGAACTGGTATGATTATACTATGAATCAAAGTCAATGAAAAGACTACAACGATGTAAACAATACAGACTATTTCCTATCACAATTAATCAATGGTCAAACATTAGGATGAACATGAGCAGCTACTACTGCTGCATATAACAGATACAAGGATTATCAATCTCTTTCTGGAATGACACCAGAACAGATTGCTAGTGCTATATCAAGCAATAGCATAAACCCAGTAGGTCAAAGCATGATAGACCTAAAAAATTATTCTCCTGCTTTATATGCACAAGTACAAAGCATCCTAAACAACAAAACATCCGTAGATGATATTAATTCAGTAGGAACTGGTATCTATGAATGATTAACAAAGACTGAGACTAATAGTAACTACACTAAATATAACTTCACTGATGAATATGCAAAAAATGCTAGTGTTATTAAACAATACAACGAAAGCTTATATAAGAAGATAGAGTGACTAGGATGAGATACTGCTGCCTATGTATCCATAGTTGCTACAATGTTACAGAACCCATTAATCCAAGCTAATAAAGATGAGATAGAAAACATAGAATGAGAGATAAATAAGATACAAGATAACATCTGGACTATATGAGATACTGCTAGGGCTAGATTATGAAGTGAGGCACCAGAAGATTTGGTTAGTGCATACATATCTCAGCAGACAAAAGAGCTACAAACACAGTTGAGAACTCTAAACAATAGTCTTCTAGTTGCACAAGGAAAACTAGATAACCAACTAGCAGATGTAGATACTCTAATAGATGCTATTAACAATGGATTAAAGATGTATGGAGAAGATGAAAAAGATTCATGAAACAATTATCAATATGTAAGTTGAACTAAATATCAGGATGCTGGATACTTTGATAAGAGTACAGGACAATTCTATAAACTAGGAGAAACACCAGATACTCATGATTATCAATCTTCAGACCCTACAAGATTACAAGAGATAGCAGACAACCTAGTAGATATTGCTAACTCAGATGATGTATATGTATTCAGAGATAGAAGTGCATTCAATAACTACTTCAAATATAGCCAAAGAAGTGCTGCACAAAAGGCTGTACTAGATGACTTCTGGGACAAGAATGCAGATAATCTTAAGCCAGCTGCTGATGCTGCATATAAGAAATATCAAGCCGCACAAGCTGCTGCAAGCAAATCAAGCTGAGGTAGTGGATGAAGTTGAGGATGAAGTTGAGGAAGTGATAATGATAAGTGGCAGAAGCTAAAGGCTGCTATCATTGCATGAGATGTTGCATGAGGATATAGTAAAACATCAATGAAGAAATATGGATTCAATGTAGAACTAAATGAAGAAGAGGTTGTTACAAAGATGGCACAGATATGTACTCCATCCGAATATGATTCATTATATAATAACCTATGAGCAACTGCAAGGAGTAAATTCCAGAAAGAAGTTCAGAGTAGAGTACAGGCTGTAGTCAAAGAAAATGCAGATACAATTAAATCAAGAATGAAAGATGCATGATGGTCTATTAATGAAAAGAAAAGAGAAGCTGAAGCAGAAAAACTTGCACAAGAACTATGAATAAACTTCTGAAATATGTGAAAGAGTGCTATTATAAGTTACTACAAGAACTCATAATTTATATTGAACACAACATATAAATGGCAAAAGTAGCAAACCTAAAATCTAACATACAATCAAAGATACAGAGTGACATTAACGAAAAGCAGAAGCAGATAACATCTTCTTCTGCTGCTGTTAAATGAGGAAGTACTGAGACACCAACAGTAACAGACACACCAAAGGTTACTCCTACTGCAAAGTCAGTACAATCTATTCCTAAAGTAAATGTAACACCAGTATCAGTTGCCACTACGAATCCGCAACCAACTAATGCTAAAGATTTGTTATCATCAAGTGTTACATCTTCAGTGCTTAGGAAGTCTGCAACTCCAAATTTATTAAGTACACAGACCGAACAAGAGGAAGTAAAGAATACAACAATGCCATTAGATATTATTAGAGCATCAATAAATGTATGATGACAAGCAGAACAAGCAGTAAATGAGAATTTATATCAGCAAGGATTAGACTGGATTAATGAGAAGTTTGGTAAGTTAAGAGAAGCTAGTGACAAACTAACAGAAAAGGTATGAAAGACTAGTATTGATTTATTCAAATGAGTATGAGAAGATATATCTACTCAGTGGTCTAGTTGAGAATGAATATGAATGGTTAGAGACTTTGTTGCTAACACACTTGAATGATTGCCTAGATGAATTACAAGAGTAGAATATTGATTGGCAGAGATGTTAGATTGGGCATCAGATGCTGCATGGGTAGATGTGCTTAAGGAAGACATAGAAAGTAATTTAGATTATTGGGAGAATACAAGAGTATATAAGAGAGTATGAGAGACTACTTCTTTTTCGGACTTTTTAAAGAATCCATGAATGTATGCTGGTGGTACATTTACAGAAATGTTGCCTATGTTTATATCACCATGGGTTGCTGTGCCTACTACATATGCACAGATGTATTGAGATGCATATAAAGACTATGCACAAGATGAATCACTACAGGACTTAAACGACAATCAGATAAGATTGATGGCAACATGAGTTGCTACAGTAAATACAATTATAGAATTATGAGCAGACTTAATTCAGTGAATAATGCCATGGACTAAGACTATCGCAAAATGAACAGAAAGAGAAGTTAGGCGTGCTTTATCAAAACCATTTGCTAATCTTCTTAAGAAGATAGTAAAGTGATGAGCATCTGAATGAATAGAAGAAGTATTGCAGAATGAGATACAGACACAAGTTGCTATTGCTGGAGGTTCTGATAGACCATCACCAACGTGGGCAGAAAGATTTAATATATGAGCAATATCAGCTTCAATATGAGGTATGTTTTGAGGATGAGACTTTATGGTTAACATAAAACAAAGTAAGGAATTACAACAAGCCTTTAATGAATGGTCTGAGGCTGTAGATAAAATCGCACCATGAGTTAGCAAATCAGATAAAGAAAAACTATTCTCAGCTATCGTGGCTGCTGAAATGCAAGATGCACAAATAGATGAAGATACAATAAACAAATATGAAGCACAGACTACTGAACTATACAATCAGATAGAAGAACTTAATAAACAATTAGAGACTACAACAAATGAAGAGGAAAAATTTGAAATCAATAGAAAGATAGAGACTGCTACTAAAAAGATAAATGATATAGATGAGATAATCAATAGCGCAAATAAGATAACTGAAGAGGTTAATACTAAGCTTCAGGAACTTTCTGAGCAAAAAGAATTGGAGGAGTTACACAAAGAAGTTAAGATACAGATGCCTAAAGAGGTATGAGGAGAAAACTTATCTACTCAAACGATGAAAGAGATTAAGCAGGATGAAATAGAAGTATGAGACCAAAAAGAATTTAAAATACCAAACACTTCTGATTGATATGAATCATTGTATAATGCATTACATGAGCCACAGAATACTCTTCTAAAGAATATGTCTTATGAGGAATTGCTTAAAATGAAAAATGATTTACAATTAAAATTTAGAGAGGCTTTAATAAACTATGATTATAGAGATTCAGATAATCTTAGATTTATAATTAAGAGGATAAACGAAGAGATTTCTGAAAAGAAATGAGAATATCAAGGAACTCTTGTTAAGAAATTAAAATTCAAGAATGTTAAGGATTATATACAGCAAATGATAAATATAGACAAAAAGAATTGAGACTGGTCTTCATCTAGAGATAGAACTATGCGTGAAAGATATATGTCTCAATTCCTGAGAACTAATCTTGAATGAGATTTTGCCGCACACATGCCATGATTAAAATGAGTTAATCTTAAACAGATAGAGAAAGAATTAACAGAAGATAAGATTAAACAGATAGCTGAGATGTTATCATTAATAAGCACTACATTCTGAATAGACTTTAATAAAATAATATCTGATAAGAGTTTATCTATGAATATAGTAGATAACATTAAAGATTTCCTATATAATACTAATAGTTTGGGGCAAATGACTTGGTTACCAACAAAAGAACAAGTTATGGATTTAATGAGGAGAACATGAGAAAGAGTAACTATATGACAAGAGATATTGAAGACGTGAGTTATAGTAACATTAGATGAATGACCAGCAAGAGCAGCTGCCACAATGGCACATGAATTATGGCATCTTATAGATGTTGCGATATCAACAGAAGAATGACTGCCACTATACTTTAAAGATGGTAAGATAGGATATACGAGTATAATTAAGGATGATTATGATTGGAAAACATTTAAACAATGACAAGCTAAACCCAGAACAAAGACATATAATTATTATCATGATTGGACTGAAATACTTGCTAGATATGCAGAACAATACTTTGCCTATAAACAAGCACCAGAAGTATTTGAGGAATTTTCTAAGCGTAATTGGTATTGGTCTACGGAAGAGTTTGAGAAGCTTCTTCCTAAATTTGAATCGTTTATACAGGATAGATTATGAGCAAAACTGTTAGATGAGCAAAATATATTCTATAATGAGATAGTTCATAGGATAAATGAAAATAAATTCCAAACCACATCTATGGAGTTCTCTAAATGAGAAGTATCTGAGAATGAAGTAAAACAGAGAATGGAACAAATGAAAGAAGAATATATGTGGATTATGCAAGCAATAGAATGAATGCAATGAGACCTTAAAGAAGAGATGGAGGCCTATGTACAACTATCTAATCTGCAGTCTAATTATGAGATGGCCATGAAAAAGTGATTTGAATACTTAGACATGTTAAAAACTAAACCAGAACAGCAGGAGTGAATAGATGATACAACAGTAGCGGTAGTTCCAGACCCACCACAAAACCCATGAACTATAGAGAATTGACTACCTATGTTATGATGAAGTAATATAGAAAATGGTATATGAGATATAGCAGAATGAGGTAATGGATGAAAACTCTGAGACTCATACATGAAAGAAGAAACAATTATTAAGATAAGAAAAAGAAAGAACAAGATTAAAAACTTCCGTAGAGAATTAACACAAACATGGAAAGATATTCTTACGCCAACAATATCAAGAATATATAATATATCTCCTAGAGTTGCATGAAGATTGATAACTATGGAGACCCAGAAAGATATAAACATTCACAGATACAGGCAACAAGCCAAATGATTTGTAGAGACATTGGGTAATCTAAAAGGTAAACAAGCATTAGAAGTTAAGATGGCTTTGCTTGATTACTGAGCATTAGCATCTGAACAGGGGGAAAATATAGAACAATACAAGAAAGATGAGGTTGCTAAGCTAAAAGAAGTATTACTTAGAAATTGATTTAGGGAGAAAGATATTAATGATATGTTCTCAGTGCTGGATGATATCTGAAGACAATATGAGGATGTATGATTAAAGATTACAAGGACAGATATGTATTTCCCTAGGGTTGTTAAGGATTATGAGTGACTTATTGATTATATGAACAAAGTATCTGGAAATGATATCAAAGTAAACAAAGTATCGCTTATGGCTAGAATAAGGAATATACAAGCAGATACTAAATTAACCGAAGAGGAGAAAGAAGCTAGAATAAGAAGAGCTATATCTGTGGAATATAAACAACCATGAACAACATCTCAGCATGGAAAGGAGAGAAAGATGTGAAAGCTTAGCGATTGGTGAGAATGAATATTCGCATACTATGAAAGCCCAATAGAATCAATAGACCACTACATCACTAGCATGGTTAATGCAATCCAAAGACAGTTGTTCTTGTGAGGATTGAAAGAGGATGCTAATATAGATGCAGATATAATCAATCAAGATACAGTAGAATCGGTATCACAAATAATCTGAAAGCTAGTAGAAGATGGAAAGATTAGTGAAGATGATGTTGAAGAGCTACAGAAGTCTATACTTGCAGTTCTAAACAAGAAGCCATCACCAAAGTCTGTTACTGCTATTAAGGATGTAACATATATGTCTACTATTACAAACTTCTTATCTGCAATTAACCAGCTAGATGACTTATGAATGGTAATACTTAAGGATAGAAGCTGACTTAAACATATAGTAAAAGCAATATTCTGAATGGCTAACATCAAGTATGATGACCTGTGATTAGAGGATGCTTATGAGATGTTTAGAGAAGAATGATGAGTTACAAACTGGTTATTCAAAAAGTCTCTATTCAATACATTTGATAGATTGGGAAAGACAAGCTTCGTGAATGCTGCATGGGAGTCAATGATGCGCCAAGCAAAGAACGCTAAAACAAGACAATATCTATATACTAGACTACAATCTATGTATTGAACTGAATCTGCAGATAGAATGATGGAGAAGATAGACAAGTGAGACTATATGGAGGATGGACAAATAGATATAGAGATACTAAGAGATTTATTATATCAACTATGAAGTACACAACCACTATATACATCAGCCATGCCTACTACATATCTTAATCATCCACGGGCTAGATTGTGTTATGCGTTATCATCATTCACCCTAAAGAGAATAGACTGGCTAGTACAATGAACTAAGGAGGTTAACAAGCAACATTGACCAGTTGCGGCGGCTGCATGGCTAATGTCGGTATCTTCATTCCTAGCAATGTTCTGAGCTGTAATATGAGATGCATGAGACCTGCTTAAATGAGATACAGAAGAGACGTTCTTATGGAAGCTTATTAATGAATGAATAGATGAAGCATTAAAGGCATGAGGAAGTGATGCATTAGACTCATGGTTGAAGATATGGGATTTGTCTGAGTATGATATAAAATTATATAAACAACAATGACTGTGGTGATTGTTCGCAAGCAAGATGAAGCCATTTATCTTTGACCTAGGTAAAGATATAATGCAAGCTATAGAGAAAAGAGATGCAAACGAGATTACAGACCTTGCTAAATATGTACCAATCTTATGAAAACTTGTATACTATTGGTGCTGGGATGACTTAAAAAGTAGCACCGAATCAACCAAATCAGAATGGGATTGGTGAGAAGATATGGAACGAGATTGGTGAGATATGGATAATTGGGAATGGGAAGACGACTTAGAATGGGATTGGAGTTAGAGTTCAATTAAAATTCTCTTGATTTTATCAGATAAAGCATTATGTAATGAGTGAAATGAATGTAGACCTACTATATCCAGATATCATAGTTCAAGTCTGAACTGAGAGATATCCAATGGATAGAGAATGAAGTACATATACGATAAGGCAACAGTTATCTGAGGATATAGAAGTTGAAGAAATCCAATTCTATATCTGAGATGAGTTGTTTGACACTGAAGAAAGGAGGATAGCATTAAGGTCGTGAGACATTTTACACATTGAATACATACTAAGATGTTTACAAGAGAATGGGTGAAGTGATACGGAACTAAGTACAGCATCTTAGACGTAGTAGTTAAGAGGGCTGTTATATTCAATTCTAAAATGAAACGATTTTATAAGGGAAAACTAATACTATGGAACAAATCAAAGAAAGGGTTAGAATGATAAAACCAAAAGAGTGAGAAGATACGCATTTGGAAGCACATGAAAAGATAAATGCTGCCATCTCTCAGTTTTATGGACTATTTGATGACCTGATTGGAGAAATAAAATCTATAGAAAATATGCATGAGGACGCAGAAGATAGGAATTTTGCGTCCTTTTCTAAACTAACAGATGAGATAAAGGAACTCAGAAGAGAAATCAAATCACTAGAGATGGATATAGATAAGATTAATCGTAAGTTAGATGAGTGAGGAAAGTATATTACATGGAGATATGAGTGAATATTAGATACAGATAAGGAGACTACAGTTGACCTAGAGACAATAGGAGATGAAGAGTTAAAGTGAAGACACTATCTTGCTAATATAGTTATACATGAAGCATCACCTAATCAGTGAACTGCAGAATACAAATTCCCCCAAACATCTTTGGCATTCTGAGAGTACACACCGCGCATGTATCTTAAGGCTAAGGAGTGAGAACATGCTGTATTAGAGTACGATTTTACCGTGATACTAACAGAAATCTAATGATATATGTATACATCAAGAATGGGGGAATAATTAGAAAGAGTGAGGAGATAGTTAATTGATTAAGTTATGATTCAGTAGAACAAGTAGATTACAGTGTGAAAGACAAGTTAATCTATGAGAAAGGAAAGATAGTGAAGTATGAAGATTCTGAGTTGTATAAGAAAGACAAATGAATATTATGAGTAGAGGAAGAGAATGCTAAACTGAAAGAGGAGTTAAAAAAGAAGACACAAGATTATGATAAGTTATCATGTGACTTCTTAAAGCTAAGGGCACAGTATGATTTAATTCGTAAAAGAAATATAGAATGATAAGGACATTCAACATGACTGGTAATGAGATGAAGATAGAAGTAGTGAATCCATGAGTGGCTGATTTAACAAAGGATAACCTAGACACTAACTGAATTACTGAGGCTTATGGAAGAGGATTGAGACCAGAGATTATGTTCAAGGCTGCTGATAGTAATTCTGCGCCTATTTACATTGCAGAGAATACTGGAGATTCTGCTGATAAACAGTTCCCACTATTCCCATGAAAGACTTTAACACTAGACTATTCCACATATGTACATGCTATGAATGTATTTTATGTAACTGGAACGGCTAGTGATATTTTATCCGTAATCTGCAGATAAATGGCAGTAAGAGAATATTGAGAGATAAAGTGAATAGAATGAATTGCTGTGCAGGAAGACTGAGTAACACAGGTTAGTCTTGCAGATACAATAAATATTGTATGAGGATGAACCGTTACGGATGTCTGAGGTGTGGCTACTATAAACATCCCATACTGAGTTACTTGGTATAGAGAGGATGTAACAGCTGGTAGCGCATCATATACATTTATAAACAGTCCTGCGACATCTACATCATTCTTAGTATTCACTGATTCTGGAACTTTGATGTTCCTATGAATAGATTATACCTATGACCCAGATACAGAGACAATAACATTCCTATCATTAGGGGCTAATGAAGCTGCATATATATGGGTGGCACATGCTACGGTTACATGATGAGGAATCTGAGATATGGTTAAGGCTGTATATGACCCGACAAACATCAATAGTAGTGCATTTGATTATAATAACTTTATCAATACGCCCACTATATGAGATGCTACATTAACCATCCAAAAGAACTCAACTACTATAGATACGTTTACTGCTAACGCCACATCAAACAAAACTATAGACATCCAAGTACCAACTACGGTTGCAGAACTTAGTGATGCTAGTGACTATGTAACACAAACAGAATTGAGTGATTATGTTATGTGACCAGCATCTAGTACTGATGGTAATATAGTATTGTTTGATTGAGCTACTGGAAAAGTTGTAAAGGATAGCGGATTAAAGTTATCTGTAGTTACTTCAGAACCTGCATGAGACTTGTGTAGTGTGTACTATAACAATGGTACTATATACATACTCATACCAGATTATCTATGATTAGAGAACTGAGATGCGGTATTGACTGAAAGTTGAGATAAGTTCATAATGGAAAATTAATATTTATTTAATAATTATTTAAACTATGGCAAACACAAAGATTTCAGCATTAACAGCTAACACTAATCCTACATGATGAGAGGAATTGGTATATGCTTATAACAATGCTAATGGTAAAATGACATTAAACACGATGAAAGCATTTGCTAATACTTGACAGCAACCAGAATTAGTAAGTGGTACTAACATCAAAACTATTAATGGAGACAGCATCCTATGAAGCTGAAACCTAGTAATCCAATGAGGATGAGGAGGTGGAAGTGATGCCGCTTATGATGCTATCGTAGATGCTTCTGGAGATGGGGACTACACATTAGTATCTGCAGCTATTGCGGCTGGTAAATACAACATCTTCGTAAAGAATGGAAACTATACTGAAACTGCATGACGAGACCCTTATGCAAATAATGTAGCATACCTACGCATAGTATGAGAATCAGAATCAGGAGTACAGATTACTATGCCAAGTACAATGACTACAAACCATGGATATATGATAGACATGAGATATAATGGTGATGCAGACTTCTACATGGAAAACATAACATTCACTATTACATTAACTAGCACTAATGCAGTTTTTTATTCAGATGCTGGATGAGAAAACTTAATTGTTAAGAACTGTACATTTAACTATACAACAAATGTTGTTTGAGCTGGTTCATCTGAATTATGATTATTTGAAACATCTATAGTAGAGACTCATCATAACTGAGCAGAATGCTGAAGAGTATATTCTTGACTATATGGATGTAATTTTGCTACAGAAAGCACTGAGATAATTAACATATTGTGGTGAATGCTTCCTTATGAAAATTGTAAATTCTCTTCTACTGCGTGAAGAATCCAGCTTGTACAAGGAAACGATAAAGCAAAATTATATAACTGTTATGCAGATGTATATGAATTAGGAGGATTGAAGAAGCTAGAACTATTTAACTCATATGTTCTTGTTGGATGAAACGTATATGATAATGATTGATATAAGATTTGAATTGAGAGAATGGAGAGTTCTTTGTTTAAGGTTAGTACATTACAACATACTCCAACTGCAATAGCATTATGAGAATGTACTGATAGTGAGATTGATTTCTGAACTTATGATGTAACCGCATGACTATTATTCAATAGTATGGAGTCAATAAAATCTAATTGTAGAATTAAATGTGGTAACCTTTATGTATGAAACAATATGAACTGATGTTATGTATCAGCAACATGATTAACGTTCGTACAGTATTCAAGAATCATATGATGTAACTTTACAAACAGTTTAACATCAGTTACATTAAATCAAAATGATTGTATATTAATGTGAAATAGATTTGCATGAACATCAGGAACTATTACTATATCATGAGATTATAATGTTGTTACTTCTAATGTAATGCCTAACTTCTCAATAAGTGATACATGAACTGGTAACCAAAAGGCTAATAACATTACAGCGTAATTTACTTAAACTAAAAACTAAACATGGCTACTAAAGTAAAACCAAGTAGACTACAAGTAACGTGAACACCACAGGCATGAAATGTGCCTGTGTATGTTGACGAAGACTGCTTTTGTTGGTGAGCATGATGAGGCTGATGAGGTGGGTGTTCTGAGTGGTGATGTATCACATGAACACTCTGTAACCAAACAGACTTACAATGAGCATTAGACTGCAAGTTAAATACATCAGCATTAAGTGATACAAATTATTGATGAGCTTGGAATGGAGATACTACACATACACCTACAAAGAATGCAATATATACAAAGCTACATACAATGGATGTAGAAATCTGAAATAAAGCAGCAGATAATACAGTAGTAAAGTTGAGTTGAAATCAGACTATAAACTGAACTAAGACATTTGGTACGAGTCCAGTAGTTCCTAGCAAATGTGCTGCAGCAGTAAACTGTTGTACTGCAATAGCTACTGAGGCACAAGTATATAATGTAGCACAAGCAATACCAACAGACAACTGCCAGCTAGCAAATGGATGTGATTATGCTAC